TTCCGCACGGTACGGTGCAGGCCGGCCACGTCTCCGACCCGCGCGCGCTGGTGCAGGTGGCCTCGATCCAGACCATCGTGCGCCGCCTCGAGCATCTCCCCTCCCCCAACCTGATCGTGTTCGACGAGACACACCACATCGGCGCGGCGCAGTGGGATGAAATCTTCCATCGCTTCCCGGCCGCGCGCGTTCTCGGGCTGACCGCAACGCCCTGGCGCCTCGATGGGCAGGGTCTCGGGCGCTGGTACACACGAATGATCCTCGGCCCGACCACCGGGGAACTGATCGGCGAAGGATCGCTGGCCCGCTACCGGCTTTTTGCCCCCGCCACGCCCGACCTGTCCGGCGTCGGCACGACGGCCGGCGACTACCAGCGCGGCGCCCTCGCCGCCGCCATGAACAAGCCGCAGATCGTCGGCGATGCGATCGGGCACTACCGCCGGCTCTGCGCCGGCAAGCGTGCCGTCGCCTTCGCGGCCGGCGTCGAGAACTCCAAGGCCATCGCCGCGCAGTTCTGCGCAGCGGGCATCCCTGCCGAGCATGTCGATGGCTCCATGCCGTCCGAGCAGCGCGATGCGGCCGTCGAGCGATTCCGCCGCGGCGAGACGCTGGTCCTGTCGAACGCGGACCTGTTCGGCGAGGGCTTCGACGTTCCGGCGATCGAGGCGGCGATCCTGCTGCGCCCGACGAAATCGTTGAGCCTCCACCTGCAGCAGGTCGGGCGGGCTTTGCGGCCGAGCGAGGGCAAGGCTGAGGCTACGATTCTCGATCATGCCGGCAACAGCCTCCTGCATGGTCTGCCTGACGACGAACGCGATTGGAGTCTGGACGACCGGGAGAAGCGCAAGCGGGCCGAGAAGACCGATGTGCCGGTGCGCCAGTGCTCGGAATGCTTCTTCGTCTACCAGCCCCGCCCCGCCTGCCCGAACTGCGGTCACGAGCCGCCAGTCAAGGCGCGCGAGATCGAGGTGGTCGAGGGGACGTTGGAGGAGGTCAAGGCAGTGCCGCGCGCCAAGTTCCGGGAGCAGGGTAAGGCGAACTCGCTTGAGGCCCTGATCCAGCTCGGCCGGCAGCGTGGCTACAAGGCGCCGGAGTTCTGGGCGCGCAAGGTCTGGGCGTCCCGGCAGGGGAGGCACGCGGCATGAGCGCCCCCCACACCGACCTCGTGAACGCGATCCGGCTCTATCTGAGCGAGATTGGCGCCATGTCCACGCCGATCGACACACCCGGCCTGCTCTACACGCGCGACGGACGCCCGGCGATGTTTGGCACGAAGGGCGCGCTCGACATCGCAGCGACGGTCAAGGGCCGCGCGGTCTGGATCGATGCCAAGACCGGGCGGGACCGCCTGAAGCCGGCCCAGGTCAAGTTCTGCGCGGCGCAGGAGCGCGCTGGCGGCATCGCCTTCGCCGCCTGGTCGGTTGCCGACGTCAAGGACCGCCTCGAACAGGAGGGGCTGCTGTGACAACCGAAACCGAGCGCTCCGCCGCCACGGCCGAACTCGCCCGCGCCAAGCTGACTGCATGTCTGGCCGGCACCGACTGGAAAGAAGAGATCGACCCCGCGACCCTGCAGTGGCTGGCGTGGCTGTGGCAGGCCGAGGCGCGCGACACGCCGGCCAAGCGTTGGGCCAACGCCAACCCGCGCCACCCTACCGTCTGCAAGTTCCTTCGGCTCGATCCGACCGACCCCTATGTGCCCTATGCCACCCATCCTTTCCGCGTCGGCCAGGATCCGGACACCGGCAAGGCGCGCATCCTCGTCGCATGGCCCTGTCCGCGGCTGATCGACGAGCAGGACGACCACCTCGGCATTCAACAGGTGCTCTCGTGGGCGCCGGTAGCCAACACCGTCGAAATCCTCGGCGACCCTGAACCGCAGCTCGCCGGCGCCTTCCCCTCCTACGAGGAAGGCACGCTCTTCGCTGATCCGTTCGCCTTCTTCCGCGCATGGGTCGAGGCCCGCGCGATGTGGGCGGTCGATTGGCTGGCGTCGAAGGATCAGGCCTGGCGCAGCCGTCCCGCCGAGACGGACCTCGTGCCCGGGTGTCTGATGGTCGGCTCGATCGAGCGGATCCGCTGGGCGCCGTCGGACCTGCCGGCAAATCTCACCTGCGTCGGGGTCGATCCCCGCGCTCTCAACAAGGCGATCGTGAAGGCTGCGCGCCTGCCATTCGCTACGAACTCACGCTCTCCGCTCAGGAGGGCGGCATGATGGCCGACGATGCAATTCCGCTCAACGCCTGGAAGGGACGACTGCAGTCCTCCAAGCAGGGCTACAAGAAGAATATGACCAACCTGATGATGTTCCTCCGGAACCTCAGGGAACTCGGCAACACGATCCGCTGGAATGAGCTGGCGCAGCGGCCGGAGTGGAACGGATCGCCACTCACCGACCACGACATCGTTGACATCCGCCTGATACTCGAGGGCCACGACTATGAGCCGGCGAAGGACGACATCTTCCCGGCCGTGATGCGCCACGCCCGCGAGAATGCCTATCACCCCGTCCGCGACTATCTGCGCAGCCTGAAATGGGACGGCACGAAGCGGATCGACCACTGGCTGACCGCCTGCCTCGGTGCGCCGGACACCGCCTTCGTGCGCGCTGTCGGCCGCAAGACCCTGATCGCGTCCGTGGCGAGGGCGTTCAAGCCGGGGTGCAAGGTCGACACCGTCCTCGTTCTTGAAGGACCGCAAGGCCTCAAGAAGTCGACGGCGATCGCCACGCTCTTCAGCCCGGACTGGACCGCGGAATCGGTCAACCTGTTCGACCAGCACAACAAGATGGTCATGAGCATGATGGGCGCCTGGTGCGTGGAGCTCGCCGAGTTCATCGCGATCGCGAAGAAGGATACGAACGCGGTCAAGGGGATGCTCTCGATGCGCTCGGATCGCGTCGTGCTCCCTTATGCCAAGATGGCGTCCGACCATCCCCGCCAGTGCATCTTCTTTGGCACGATCAATCCCGGCGAAGGCGGGTATCTGACGGACAGCACCGGCAACCGCCGCTACTGGCCCGTAGAGGTGATGAAGGCGGATATCGAGCTCATCATCTCACGCCGCGATCAACTTTGGGCCGAAGCCTACCGCGCATACCTCGCCGACGAAGAATGGTGGCTCGACGCCGAGCAGGAGGCCCTCGCCCGCGTTCAGGTCTCCCAGCGCGAGAAGGGCGACATCTGGGACGAAGTGCTTGAGGCCAAACTGGAAAAAGAACGGTCAGAGGGCCGGCCTGTCAATAATCTGTCGCTCGGCGCAGCCCTCCAACTGATCGGCGTCCCGAACGAGCGCATGGACGGCAGGGCCGAGGAAAGAGTTGCGGCCTGTTTGCGCCGTATTGGCTTCAAATCAACCCCGCGGAAAGAGCGCGACGAAAACGGCGAGCGCAGATCTGTGCGGGTTTGGGTGAGGAAATCTGATGCCGCAAGCTGACTACAAGCCTGACTACAAAGTGACTACAGGCCATGGGAAACGTGCGCCTGCTGTAGTCACCCCGTTCATCTGGCAACCCAATAACATGAACGACACACAGCCTGACTACGGTAGTCACCTACACCGTTGTAGTCACCCTGTAGTCACCCTCAACGCAGCAGAAAACCGCCATTCTAGCCCCCTGACTACTCTTACTACTCCTTTAGAAGAGAAAAGAGATAAAAAGAGAAAATGGTGGGCTGGTAAAGGGTACGCGCGCGAGGCGTGGTCACGTAGTCAGGGGAGGCTGTAGTCATGCCTGACCTCTTCGACCGCACCGACGCCCCGAACCCGCGCACCATCGGCCACGGCAATGCTGCTCTCCTCGCCGACATCGCGAACGGGGCGACCCGCGCCCAACTCACCGCCAACCGCAACGCCGGCAAGTATCCCGACCTCTGGCCCCACGCAGGCCAGTGGCTGAGGTTCAAGGGACTGTAACTCGATCGTATCGCAGGGGGATCGCTAGAATGACCACGATGTTCGTACCGCCGGAAGCCATCCAGCGCTCCCACCTCACCGCAGAGCAGATCGCTACGGCAATCGTCGAACTGCCGCTGTGGGGATGGTTCATGGCAAACGGGAAGCCTCCCCGTCGTGTCCATCGCACGCCCAAGCCCGAGGACGGTTCCCCGCTCAGCTACCGCGGCAACCACTGCACCGACTGCAACGCGCCCATCAGCCCTTACTCCCGGGGTCGGTGTCGCAAGTGCGGGTATTCGGCTCTCGTGCGCCCCGTGCCCGAGGACTTCCTTGCTGTCCTGCGCAAACTCGGATCCCAGGGTGCTGCTCGGCACTACCGATCCAGCCTCGCCACAGTCACCCGTTGGCGCCGTGAGCTCGACCTCAAGCCGCAATACCGCGCCAAGAAGGGCATCGGTCAGAGCCGGTTCCGCGGCTTCACCGAGCGCCCCCTGATCAACCACCGCGATCTCACCATGGCGGGGCAGGCTGTCGAGTTCCTGAGGCGCTACGGTGCCGTCTATCGTTGCGATGGTGACGGCAAACCGAACGCCAAGGGATCGCACTGGCGGCGCAACTACAGCATCCTGACCAACGAGCAGGTGGTCCACCAGGCCACGCGGCTTGGGTGGGTTCAGGTGGAGTTCTGATCGTGGCTAACACCCTCACCCCCAAGCAGCAGCGCTTCGTCGAGGAGTATCTTGTGGATCTGAATGCGAGCGCTGCCTATCGCCGTGCTGGCTATGCCGCGAAGGGGAACTCGGCTGAGGTGAACGCCGTCCGCCTGCTAAGAAACGCTCAGGTGGCGGCTGCGATCGAAACTGCCAAGGCAGACCGGTCCGAGGAGACCCGCATAACCGCCGCGTGGGTGCTTGAGCAGGCCGCTCTGGTCTACGAGGAGGCCCACTCGGACGGCGATCGCAAGAACGCCCTGAGAGCGCTGGAGATGTGCGGCAAGCATGTCGATGTCGCCGCCTTCAAGGAGGGTGCCGCCCAGGTCAATGTGACCGTCGCGCCCAGCCTCGCCCACTTCTACGGCAGCACCGATGGCTGACCTCGGCCACAACGGCGGACCCACGCTCAACCCGGCCCTGCGCGACTTCTGGTTGGCGAAGAACAACGAGCGCGGCGAGCCGATCCGCAACCGCATCCTCTACGGCGGCCGCGCGAGTTCGAAGTCGTGGGATGCGGCGGGCTTCGTCGTGTTCCTGGCCTGCAATTTCAAGATCAAGGTGCTCTGCGCCCGCCAGTTCCAGAACAAGATCGAGGAATCGGTCTACTCGCTCCTCATCGTCCAGATTGAGCGGTTCGGGTTGCGCGATCAGTTCCGGATCCTCGACAACAAGATCATTCATCGCCGCACGGGCTCTGAGTTCGTGTTCTACGGTCTGTGGCGCCACATCGGCGAAATTAAGTCGCTCGAAGGCATCGACATCTGCTGGCTGGAGGAAGCCCACGCGCTGACCGAGGAGCAGTGGAAGGTGCTCGAGCCGACGGTGCGCAAGGAAGGGTCTCAGTTCTGGATCATCTTCAACCCCATGCTCTCGACCGACTTCGCCTGGCGCAGGTTCGTCTCGGCGCCTCCTGCCGGCTCGCTGGTCCGGATGATCAACTACACCGAGAACCCGTTCCTCTCGCAGACCATGAAAGACGTGATTGCCGCCGCTCAGGCTGAAGACCAGGACGAATTCGAACACATCTACCTCGGCGTGCCACGCGACGATGACGACATGGCGGTGATCAAGCGTTCGTGGATCATGGCGGCGATCGATGCCCATACCACGCTTGGTATTGAACCATCCGGGCGCAAGCGGATCGGCTTCGACATCGCCGACAGCGGGCAGGACAAGTGCGCCTCGATCTATGCGCACGGGCAACTGGTCAGCTGGGCCGACCTGTGGAAGGCGGGCGAGAATGAGCTGCTGAAGTCGTCCACACGCGTCTGGCAGGCAGCGGGCGAACGCGACGCGGAGGTGATCTACGACAGCATCGGCGTCGGTGCATCGGCCGGCGCCAAGTTCAACGAGCTCAACGAGGCTGAGGTGCGCACGGCTCAGATCAATGGTCGGCGCTCGATCCGCATCGCACACGCCGGCTTCAACGCCGGTGGCCCGGTCTACAAGCCCGATGCAATCTATGCCCGCTCGCACCCCCGCAAGACCAACAAGGACATGTTCGCCAACATCAAGGCGCAGGCATGGTGGGGTGTGGCAGATCAGCTGCGCGCGACGTTCAATGCCGTCCGCGAGGGCGCGCCGTTCGATCCGGGCGAGATCATCGCGATCGACGCCGACCTCGCCCACTTGCCGCTGCTGATCGATGAACTCGCCACTCCGAAGCGCGACTTCGACGCCGCGGGAAAGGTCAAGGTCGAGTCCAAGAAGGACCTCGCCAGGGCGAACCGTGAAGGTGGCCCACGCCCCTCCCCCAACCTTGCCGACGCATTCGTGATGGCCTTCGCGCCCGGCCGGCGGGCGATGCAGATCAGTTCGGCCGCTCTGCAGGCGGCTTGATGGGCTTGATCAGGTCGAGGTCCTCCGGCGTCATGCCCACCGACGCCAAAATCTCACGCAGTTCGCGCTCGGTCTCGGCGGCAATCGCGGCGTCGATCAGGTCGGCAAGGCTCAGCACCATCGCGCCAAGGCATAGCACGGCGACGAGCGGCTTAACATGGACCTTACAAGATCGGAACGAGGGCCCATGTTCGAACGTCTCCGCGCCGCGTGGCGAGCGCTTTTTCAGCGAACCACGGCGCTCACCCCAGTTGAGCAGCCCCGCGGCGAGCCGCGCATCAGCCAGGCCGCCCTGTGGGAAGCCGAGCGCCATGGTGCGCCGACGTTCACGCCCGAACTGACTTTCCGGGCCGTCACACCTTTCCCCGGGACACTCCCAACCGGCATGGCGATGGACAGCGTCACTTCCGATGCCTCGCAGCTCGCCGCCTATGCGATGGAGCAGTTGCACCACGAAGGCCTCGGCTTTCTCGGCTACCCTTACCTCGCCGAACTGTCGCAGCGTGCCGAGTACCGCAACGTCGTGACGATCTGGGCGGAATACTGCACCAAGAAGTGGATCAAGCTGACCGGCGACGACGCCAAGGTCTCTGAACTGGAGGCAGAATTCGACCGCCTGAAGGTCCGCGACATCTTTCACCAGGCCATCACGCTCGAGGGTTTCTTCGGGCGCATGCAGGTCTTCCTCGACTTCGGTGACTGGGATCAGCCCGACGAACTGGCTGTCCCGCTGGCGATCGACCCGCGCAAGATCGGCAAGAACCGCCCGCTCAAGGGCCTGGCGCTGGTCGAGCCGATGTGGAGCTATCCAGGCGTCTACAGCGCGCAGAACCCGCTCGCACCGGACTTCTACAAACCCTCTGGTTGGTACGTCTCAGGCCGCACCGTGCACCGCACCCGGCTACTGACGCTTGTCTCGAACCCGATGCCGAACATGCTGAAGCCGGCCTATGCCTTCGGCGGCGTATCACGGGCCCAGCAGTGCAAGGCCTATGTCGACAACTGGCTGCGCTCGCGTCAGTCGGCCAGCGACCTGCTCCATGCGTTCTCGGTCATGGTGCTGAAAACCGACATGGAATCGGTGATGAGTGGCGGTGTAGGGGATGCTTTGTGGAACCGCGTCGACCTGTTCAACAAGACCCGCGACAATCGCGGCACCTTCGTGATCGACAAGGACGCCGAGGACTTCGACAACGTCTCAGCGCCGATCGCGGGCCTCGACAAGCTGGTCGCCCAGTCGCTCGAGCAGATCAGCGCGATCTCCGGAATCCCCATCTCGATCCTGCTTGGCCAGACTCCGAGCGGCCTCAACGCCTCGTCCGAGGGTGAGATCCGCATCTTCTACGACCGGATCATGTCGTGGCTGGACACCAACCTTCGGCCGCTGCTCGAACCCCTGCTCGACATCGTGCAACTCTCGCTCTGGGGGAAGGTTGACGATGATATCGCGTTCGAATTCGAAGCTCTGTGGGAGATGAGCGACAAGGACAAGGCCGACATCCGCAAGTCCGATGCCGAGGCCGATCTTGCCTACATCGACGGCGGCGTGGTCGATGCTGACGAGGTGCGCGAACGGCTGCGCAACGATGAGACCAGCCTCTATCATGGCGTCGACCTCACGGGGCCCGCGCCGGATGTGCCGGAAGATGCTGCGGAGGGTGAGCAAGGCCTCCCTTTCGGGTCGGACGCGAACTGGAATGAGGGCGACCACCCACGCGATGAGAACGGACAGTTCGCTGGCGGTGCTTCGCCGACCGAGATCATGCAGCACGTCTCCAAGGTCATCGGTGGCAAGGGCAACCATCCACCGCTAACCCTCGGTAAGGCAAGCTCGACGAACGTCGACCTGGTCAGGGCGCAGACTGGCTACAGCATCGCCGGGCATTCACGCGTGCTTGAGAGCAGCGACATCCGCCACGCGTTCAACAGGCATTCCGACGTCGGCAAGGAGGCTGAGCGGCAGCAAGTCGCGATCGGCAAGCAGGACTTCACCAAGCTGGGCGCGATTGTCGAAGGCGCGCACCGCGTCGAGCTCAAGGGTGATCCCGGCGGCGGCAAGGGGCAGCGCCTGGTCTATCACGCCGAGGTCGACGGTCACGTCTACGAGTACGTCGAGCACATTCGGCCGAACGCGCAGCTGGTCGCATTCAAGACCATTCGGAAGCGCCGGGCATGAGAGGGAATGAACTCGGAGCGGCGCGTGCTCCACGAGGCGAAAACCTCGTTTTCCTTGGCCTGTACGTCCTGAACGGGCTCCAAGTTCGCTGTCTACATAGCCGAACGGCGGCGGAATTGCAATGCTGAAGCCTGTCCGCCCCTCTGCGCCGATCCACGCAAAGTACGAGGCGCGGCTGGTCGCTCTGGTTGACGAGATGCACCGCTCGATCGTGCATTGGATCGCGGCCGAGTGGCGCAAAAACGAGCCTGAGACCGTGCTGCTCGCGAGCGACGACACGCCCGTCGCCGCGCTCCAGGCCGCGCTGAACAAGCTTGGCCGACGCTGGCTGTCCCGTTTCGATGACTTGTCCGAGAGTTTGGCCGAATATTTTGCCACGGCGGTTCGCTCGCGCTCCGACCGCGCACTGGCCGATATGCTCCGCAAGGGCGGCTTCAGCGTGAAGTTCCGCATGACGCCTGCCATGCGTGATGCCTTTGCGGCGGTGAGGGCGGAGAACGTCGGGCTCATTCGCTCAATTGCAGCGCAGCATCTCGGCCGGGTTGAGACGCTCGTGATGCAGTCGGTATCTCAGGGGCGGGATCTCAGCGCCCTCACCGATGCCCTGGTCAAGCAGCACGGGATTACGCGCCGCCGCGCCGCACTGATCAGCCGCGATCAGAACAACAAGGCGACGGCCGTCCTGACCCGCGCCCGCCACGCCGAACTCGGCATTACCCACGCCAGGTGGATGCACTCGGCCGGCGGCAAGCACCCGCGAGAGGCGCATGTCCGCTTCTCGGGCAAGACGTATCCCATCGCAACGGGGCATGATTTTGGCGATGGTTTGGGCCCGGTATGGCCCGGCACCGCGATCAATTGCCGGTGCGTGGCTGTCCCGATCGTCCCCGGCTTCGACTGAACCTGCGCCCGCTCCCCGTATCCTGAGATTACGGAGGAGCATTTCCCATGGCGTCCAATCTCGTCGACCTTGTCAAAATTTCGGTCAACAACAACGGGACGGGCGCAATCAGCCTCGGTGCGGCCGTGCCGGGATATCGTGGGATTGAGGCGCTCACCAACGCCAAGGTCTACAGCTACGCCATCCAGCAGGGTTCGCAGTACGAGGTCGGGCGCGGCACATACCTGTCCTCGGGGCAGCAGCTCTCGCGCACGGTGCTGTACTCCTCGAACGGCAACGCGGCGATCAATGTGCAGGCAGGGGCTCAGGTGGCCTTCGTGGCGCTGGCCGAGGATCTCGACGCGGTTCAGCTCACCTCGGACATGGTTGCAATCGAGGCTGCGGTGCTGGCTGCGCAGGCTGACGTTGTGACCAGGCAGAGCGATGTTTCTGACAAGCAGGCGCTGGCTGCGACGAACGAACTGAATTCTGCCGCCAGTGCGACCACGGCCACAACGCAGGTTGGCCTCGCTACAACGCAGGCAACCATTGCGGCCGCGGCTGCCGGCGTGCTCGGCGTGCTGCCATCGACCCCTGCGGCCCTCCCCAACGAGGTTCTGACTGTCACCGGCGGCGTAGGGACTGGCTCCGGGGGCACTCCGGGGGAATACGCGATGGTCCTGACCGGCGGGCCGAGTGGCGCTCAGGTTTTCGGCACGATCGGCGGCGATGGCAAGGTCGCGGGGTATCGAATCGCGAACCCCGGCATCTCGGTGAGCAGCAGTGCGCCTACCATCGCGTGGCCCACTGGCACTGGGTTGACGGGCGCGACGGCTCCGACTGCGACAGTCGGCACCATCCCGGCGCCGCGTGCGTTCTGGGGTGTCACGGCCGACAGCGCATATCAGGCGCTCTGGATCAACAGCGCCGGCGTGCTGACACCGGTAGTCGGGCCGGACGGCAGCCAGATCAAGCGCCCGATCGGCTCGACCGGCTCCTCTTGGATCACGAAGTCGGGCCTCGCCGAACTCGGCAGCGACGCTCGCGGCCTGACTTTCGCCATCACGGATCCGAACAAGCGAGTCATCCTCGCGGGTTTTTCCGATGGCGGCCTGTCGTTCAAGCTTGACACGACCAGCCCCGCCGCAACGTGGGTCACCTCACAGATCGCCGCCAACTCCGCGGTCCGCAAGAGCGACATGGTGCAGGAGTTCAGGGGTTCGGCCATCGGCTCCACGCCCCCGAATGCCCTGATCTATGCCATTCGGGATGCATCGAACCGCTTCCTGTTCGGCGTGGGTTACGACGGGGCGTTCGAGGTCGGGAAGTACGATGCCAAGGTGCAACGCGCCGTGCTCGGCGCCAGCACGGCCGTCCCTTACATCGACGAGAGCGGCGGCCAGATCATCGTCCGCTACGGCGCCGGCACGGTGACGCTCACCAGTGAGGGCACGAACTCCAAACCGCAGCGGGTCGGCAACCGCATCGCATTCCTGTCCGACCGCTACCGTTCGATCACGCAGCCCTACATTATGGATGCCGATGGTTCGAACCAGCGCGCTTTCCAGGTGGACCGCCCCTATGAGGGGTTCTTCATCACTGGGCAGTCCCTGGCGGCTGGCTATGGCACCAACGCGATCTCCAACGCGGTCTACCCGCAGAACGCCTACTGCCTGACTGGCGGCCCGGTTCACGATGGTGGGTCGCCGGCCACGGCACCCCTGATCTCCCTGCGCGAGGTGACCAAGGAAACGATCGCGACCAGCTTCGCGACGGCGGTGCTCGACAGTGAACTCGCGTTCCGGCCGGAAAACCGCCTGGTGCTGTTCGGCAACCCGGTGTCCTCGACGGCCTATTCCGGCCTGAAGCAAGGGACGACGCCGTACAACAACACGCTGACCGAGATCTCCAATATCCTCGCGATCAACCCGTCCTTTCTCGTGCGCGGGTTCGGGGTGATCCACGGGGAGCAGGACGCCGGATCCTCGACCTACGCCACCGACCTCCAGACGTGGCAGGCCAACTACGAAACCGACATCAAGGCGCTGACCGGACAGGGCGAGAGCGTCATCATGTTCGTCTGCCAGACGTCGTCGATCCGCTACTACTACCCGACCACGATGAACGCGCACAAGTCGGCCCTGGCGGCGCTCGCGGCATCTGTCGCGAACAGCAAGGTCGTGTTCGTCTGCCCCGAATATTTCCTGACGTACCAGTCGGACAACCTGCACATCACGGGCGCGTCGGAACGCTTGCTCGGCGAGTATTTCGCCAAGGCATACCGCAAGGTCATCTGCGAGGGGCGCGACTGGCGCGGGGTCAGCCCGCGGAGCTTCACCCTCGGCAGCAACTACGTGGACGTGCAGTTCTGGGTGCCCGTCGCCCCCCTCGTGCTCGATACCGCGCTGTGCACCGACCCCGGCAACTACGGCTTCAACTATGTCGACGATTCGGGCCGGACGATCAGCAGCGTGGCGCTGAAGGGCGGCACGACGGACACGGTGCGGATCACCCTGTCGGGCACGATCGGCACCCATGCCGTGCTCGACTATGCCTACAACAACGGCACGGCCAGCACCTCCGGGCCGACGGGCGGCGCGCGCGGGTGTCTGCGCGACAGCGACCCGGCCCTGTCCCGCTGGGACGGCGCGACGCACCTCTACAACCCCTGCGCCATCTTCCAGCAAGCGCTGAACTAAGGACCGCCAGCCATGAAAGTGCTTACCCTCGACAGTTCGGTTTCGGACGTCACCCTGCCGACCCTGACCCTGCTGGAAGATCTCGAAACCCAGATCGTCGCGCTCTCGCCGCGCGCATGGTGGGATGCGACCAATTCGGCCTATCGCACCGACGTGGGTGCGGGCGGTGCCGTGGTGACGGGGTCGATCTCCGGCACGACCCTGACCGTCTCAGCGGTGGCTGCGGGCACTATTGCGGTCGGCCAGAGCGTCGGCGGCGCATCGGCCGGAACGTACATCACAGCACTGGGCACCGGAACGGGCGGGACCGGCACGTACACGGTCAACAATTCGCAGACCGTCGCATCGGGCACACTGAACCTGTACGCCACCTGCTCGCAGCTGACCGACCGCTCGGGCAACGGGTTCCACCTGGTGCAGGCCACCCTTGCCAACCGACCGGCGATCTCCGCGAACTACTTCGGCTCGATCGGCGGGACGAACCGCGATGCGCTGTCATTTGACGGATCGGCTGATCGGTTCATGACCACCGCAGGCAATGTCTATGACGGCACCTACCTGTGGACCGAATTCTACGTCCTCAAGGGCTTCGGCGCCGCCACTGCCGTTCCTGGCTATGTCAACAGCGGCAGCTCGTCCTACACGTTCAACCAAGGCAATAGCGCAAATATTTGGCAAGCCTTCGTCGGCAGCGTTAACGTCAACACCGCCGCTCAAAACACTCTGGCCACGCTGATCGGCACGTTCAACTATCCGGGCTCAGGCAACGTCACTGCCACTTTTGAAGTGAACGGCATTTCCAGTTCGGGCTCGTTCGCCCTCGGGAGCAACGCTCCGGGCACCAATACTGCTCTGCTTGGCTCCTACCAGACCAGCCACGGACTCAAGTGGAACGGCGTCATCGCCGAGCGGATCGTGTTCAAGGCGGACCTCTCCGGCAACTCATCGGCCATGGCGCTGCTGCGGGCCTATGCCGCGCAGAAGTATCGCTGATGGGCGAAACCCTCCTCCTCGCCATGGACCGGGCCTCGGTCCGCCGCAGAGACGCCAACGGCTATCTGCACGTCGAGATCAGCAACATCTCGAAGGCGAACGTGTGCCCCTACTACGGGAGCGAAATCCCGGGCGCCGAAGACCTCGGCCTCGATCCCGCGCGAGTCTACATGCTCTACCGCGATCCGGAGGAGCTCGCCCGTGCTGCGGAGACGTTCAACAACGTGCCGCTCCTTTCCCAGCATGTCCCCGTGCTGCCTGAGGAAGGCCTGCCGGAAGAACTCATCATCGGCTCGACCGGGACGGACGCGACATTCGAAGATCCGTACCTGAAAAACAGCCTGGTCGTCTGGCAGCAGGAGGCACAGGACGCGATCGACGCCGACCGCAAACGCGAGCTTTCCTGCGGGTATCGCTATGTTGCGGACATGACTGCCGGGCGCACTCCCGAAGGTTTGCAATACGACGGTGTAATGCGGGAGATCATGGGTAACCACGTTGCTCTGGTGATTGAGGGCCGCGCGGGACCGGACGTTATGGTCGGAGACGATGTGATGAAGCTCAAGTCGCGCACGGCGCTGCTGATTTCCGGGGCCCTGCAGGCCCATATCCGCCCGCTGCTGGCGAAGGATGCCAAGGTCGATCTCTCGGCCCCGCTGTCCGAAGTCGACGCGAAGTCATTTGCCCTCGACGGCGCGCCCAAGAAGCTCGCCGCGAAGGTCGCCAAGCTGGTCAAGCCGCACCTTGCCGCAGACCAGTCGCTCGACGCCGACGCGCTCGCCAACTTCCTCTCCGGCGTTCAGCCGATTGCCCTCGACGAAGACAAGATCGACGACGAGGACAAGCAGGCTGAGGACGAAGACGAGGACGAGAAGGACGACAAGCAGGCGGCCGACGAGTCCTCGGATGATGATGACGACAAGCAGGCCGAAGACGAAGACGGCGACGATGACGAGGACGACAAGAAGCAGGGCATGGACGCCGCTGCTGTGCGCCGCCTCGTTGCCAAGGCCGAACGCCGTGGCCGCGCCGCCAATGC